ATCGTCCTAAAACGATACAAGATACAGTACTTCCTACTGAACTCAAACAAACATTTCAAAAATTTGTTGATGATAAAGTTGTACCTAACTTACTACTAACTGGTAAAGCTGGTACAGGTAAAACGACTGTTGCTCGAGCAATGCTTGAGGAGCTAGGTTGTGACTATATTATTATCAATGGAAGTATGAATGGTAACATTGATACTTTACGTAATGACATTTCTAATTTCGCATCGAGTGTCTCCTTAACTGGTGGACGTAAGTATGTAATTCTCGATGAGGCAGATTATTTAAATCCAAACTCAACACAACCAGCTCTACGTAACTTCATGGAAGAGTTTAGTAAGAATTGTGGTTTCATTCTTACATGTAACTTTAGAAATAGAATTATTGAGCCATTACACTCACGTTGTAGTGTTGTGGAGTTTAAAATCCCAACAAAAGAGAAACCTAAGTTAGCTGCTACATTCTTTAAGCGCGTTAGTGATATTCTAACTAATGAACAAGTAGCATTCGAACCAAAAGCTGTCGCTGCTGTTGTGGAAAAGCATTTCCCTGACTTCAGACGTACATTGAATGAATTGCAGCGCTATGGAGCATCTGGAAGCATTGATGCTGGCATTCTTGTTAATGTGCAAGATGATTCAATCAAACAACTTATTGGATTCTTAAAGACTAAAGACTTTACTCATGTACGTAAATGGGTTGGTGAGAATCTCGATACTGATCCTGTAGTATTATTCAGAAAGTTTTATGATGCATCTACAGACTACTTTAAACCGTCTGCTATTCCGCAGTTGGTATTATTGATCGGTGAGTATCAGTATAAGCAAGCATTTGTGGCTGATAGTGAGATTAATATGGTAGCGTTCTTAACAGAAGTTATGGTGGAGTGTGAATTCAAATGATAGAAGATACATTACTAGCTGATGGGTTTGAAGATGCGTTGATTGGATTTGGTTACCAACACACTAAGGTAATTGCAGTATATGATTACCATAAATGTGTTACGGTATTAATGCAGCGTGACGAGATGACCGAAGAAGAAGCGATTGAGCATATGGATTATAATGTGGTAGGATCATATGTAGGCGATCATACCCCTATTTTTATTGATAAGGATTTAGCAAATGAATATACAGCCTAAGGATACAAGTAAAGGACACTTCTACGTAAGTCTCGCAAAAAGCGGATTACGTATTGGAGCAGGTATTGCGCTTTTGCGTGGTGAGCTTTGGTTTGCTGGTGTTTTGTTTATCGCAGCGGAAGCTCTTGGTATTTTAGAGGAATTGGTGTAATGGAGCAACGTAGGAAATTCCTAAAAGGTATTGGGTTGTTTGGAGCTGTTGCGACGGCTGTAGTGGCTGGACGCACTGCTGTGGTAGGCAGCGATAAGCCTAAAGCTGATCCTAAAATGATTGATATCATCGAACATCAACAACCAGCTAATATTACTCTTACTTCCACGTATGGTGAAATTGCTCCACCTCCGCCGCCAACTCCTCCATCCCAGTATGCGTTTCATAGTGATGGTTCTGTAACAGGCATTACAATGGAACCTACTTGGGCTACACAACAATTACATCTAGGCACCCTCAATGTAAGCTGTCAACAACATAAGTTTGTACCCGGAACAGAAAAGCAAGTTGCTTTGAAGTTAGTGCCTGGACCAGACGGTAAACTTTATTTAAATATCAATGGCGAATGGAAAGAAGTATTAACTACATGATTGATATTTTTAAACCAACCCTGGAATGGATTAGAGATGATTGGAAAAGTCATAAAATACGTTTTTGTATTGAACTGCTTGCTTGGGCTATTAGTATTGGTTGCTCTATCGTTATGGCACTCACCGTTCCAAATCCACCTCTTCTCATCTTATACCCTGTTTGGATTACCGGCTGTGCTTTATATGCTTGGGCTGCCTATACTCGTAAATCATTTGGTATGCTTGCTAACTATATTCTTCTCACCACAATTGACACAATCGGATTAGTAAGGATGTTATGAGCAACCCTTTTGAATATGTAAATGCAATTAACCTGTCTAAGAAGGATCTAATGACAGGAACGGAAAATGATGAGCTAGCGGAGAAAGGCTATACACCGTTTGTAGTCAATCGTGCTTTATCGTATTTTCCAGACACGATTATGTATGCTAACCACATGAATATACATAATATTTTAGACAATAAGCCCCAATTCCATTATCTCCTAAATACTATTCGCCCAGGGAAAAGATTCTCTAAATGGGCAAAAAGGGAAGATAGCGATCTCCAACTTGTAATGGAATACTTTTCGTACGGTATTGACAAAGCCAAGCAAGTTTTACCGTTGCTGTCAGATGAACAACTATCCATGATAAAAACAACATTACAATGTGGAGTTGAGAATGATACTACTCGATAGCTTAGTCGAAGTAAAATTAATTAATGAAGACGATTTTCTGAAGGTTCGTGAAACACTCACACGGATAGGTGTCGCTTCTAAAAAAGATCAAAAGTTATACCAGTCTTGTCACATTTTGCACAAGCAGGGAAGATATTACATTGTCCATTTTAAAGAGTTATTTGCTTTAGATGGAAAACCTACAGATATTTCAGAAGATGATTTGTCGCGTAGAAACACAATTGCTAATTTGATGGCGGAGTGGGGGTTAGTTACATTGGTTGAATCAAACAAGAGTGCAAGCCCAACTGCACCTCTATCTCAGATAAAAGTACTAGCCCATAAAGAAAAAGATGAGTGGGAACTAGTCGCCAAATATAATATAGGCCGCAAGAAATAAGGCCTGTTGACATTCATGAGAATTACTTGTATAATGATCAAATGGACAATAAATGGCATAGACGCTTCTTTGAGCTTGCTCAGCACATTGCAGATTGGTCTAAAGACCCTTCGACGCAAGTTGGTGCATGTGTGGTCAATGAAGACAAACAAGTATTAAGTTTAGGCTTTAATGGGTTTCCGCGAGGTGTGGAGGATAACCACCTTCGGCTCGTGGATCGAGAAACAAAATACAAATTTGTTTCACATGCTGAACGTAATGCTTTAGACAACGCATACATTGATGTTAAAGGTAGCACAATGTATAGTACATTGTTTCCATGCAACGAGTGTGCAAAGGGAATAATACAAAAAGGAATTAAAACTGTTGTGACGACCCATCCAGATTTAGATAGGACTCATAACAACTTAGATGAATCACTTCAGATGTTTTCTGAAGCTGGGGTTGAAATTATTTTTATAGAAAATCTATAAAATTTAAAGAAACGATATATATACTTAACATGAACAAACTATTTTCTATATCCTCTAAGGCAACGTTACGCCAATCGTATGAGCACAATAATGGCTCATGGGGTGCGTTTATGCCTAGTATTAGAGCAGAGGGGTCGTTAGGATCATAGTTTAGAAAGTATAACTCGAATTCTACAAAGCCCCTGAAAGCGTAAGTTTCCAGGGGTTTTTTATTTGCTTGACTTTTTTAAATATCTATTGTAAGATATTGTTTTTGAGTAAAAACGCTCATTAAAAATTTGGATCACATTGCACCGTTCGTCTATCGGTTAGGACACTGCCCTTTCACGGCAGGAAGAGGAGTTCGATTCTCCTACGGTGTACCATATGTGTGCTCTTTGAGTAGCTACACTTGGAAACGAAACATAGAGATCGCAAAGTCGACTAGCCATGCTCTATGCCAAGGAAGAGTAGGGCTGCCGCGAATTCAAGCGTCACAGAGAGCACTCATATGGTGTTGACTTTGATTAGTCTTCAATGTAAAATGTTTTATATGCGGGTAAGCACAAGGTGTGTCGCCAGCCTTCCAAGCTGCGCAGAGTGGGATTCGATTTCCCCTACCCGCTCCAAAGCCGATTTAGCTCAGTTGGTAGAGCAACCGCCTTGTAAGCGGTAGGTCGTCAGTTCGAATCCGACAATCGGCACCATATTGAAACATACTAAGGCTAAAGGTACCGGCCGATGTAGCGGAAACAGCTTGACTAGATGTCGTGTGGGGTGGTTCGATTCCATCGCAGTATGTTTCAATATGGTCTGTTTAATGCTAACACCTTTGCTCAGACAACTCGATTGTCAGTAAGTAAAGCCGGGAGTGGCATGCCGGAGACCATACTAAATGAAGCTACATTAACGCCAAACCAGCTAAAGCGCGGCGGTCATGCGTCAACATGGCGAAGTTATATTTGACGGTATAATCGGATTAGTGTAGTTCCATATAGTAAATGGAATGGTAGCTCAGTTGGTTAGAGTATCGGCCTGTCACGCCGAGGGTCGCGGGTTCGAGCCCCGTCCGTTCCGCCAAAGGATTTAAAGGAGAATATAATGGCAACAACGATGCAACGCAAGAAGCCTGGTTATACAAAGGCAGGTGAAGTAAAGATTGTTTCATTGAGCACTAAACAATTAGTGGCTCTCTTAGAGAAGACAAGTAAAGATAAAGTAAAAGCAAAAATTAAACGTCGTCTACAGGCTCTTGGATATGTTGAGCCTAAAGAGGAAGTTGTAGTAGAATAAAGAATATTGGCATATAGCTCAGTTGGTAGAGCGCTTGACTGTTAATCAAGATGTCCCTGGTTCGATCCCAGGTTTGCCAGCCAGAAAAACTCGGGACTGAAAGCGAGTATAAACAAAAGCAAGCGAGAACTGTCGCCGAAGGAATTCGGGGGAACGGACACGTCGATAAGGTGTCGCTGGAAGCGTAACCAGCACTAATTAAAAATGGGTGCCAAGGCTATGACTGATAATCCCTATTCAGTTATCCTCAAACAGGCGAAAAATACAAAGACGGGTGGTCGTGTCTGCGTAACCGTATTAGACCTGAGGATTGTCGTCCAACATTAGCAAGACATAACGTCCCCTCTTTAGGGAGAGGGGGTATTATTGAGAGTGTGAGCGAAAGATAATGCCTAAAGAAGGCGCTTTAGCTAATCCCAACTGTTAGGGGAGAACACCATCCTGGTCATCGTCATCCGTTATCCGGAGATTGGTAGCTTGCTAACCTACCTGAAAGACAACACCTTAGGAGAGCTAAACTATATGGCTCTTAAACACACAACAGTACTCTCAATAATATTCAAATATGGGTTGGAAGAATCAATGGTGATTCAGTGGACT